TAATAACCCTGGTAAAAGACCAGTAGAAGGTGATATCAGAATCCTAGACGGCGATCGATTTAAATTTGTTGGAAAACAATGGGTCTTCATAGGCCCATCTCCATCTAATACAAAAGTAGAAGAAGGAGACTAAGTAGTTTGTCCAAAGGAAAGAAAATCAATAAGCCGTTGTTGGAGCTCAGTAACCGAAATCTAAAATTTTCTAATGAGAAAATAACAAATTTCTGGAAACTGAATAAGAACGTTATGACCAAACAGGCTTACGGAAAGTCACTTACTACTAAGGAAGTAACTGTCTATAAGACTCTTAGATCAATTAGCGCGTTCCGGACTTCAACTCACTTCAAATACCTTAGAAAGTATGAAAAGTTCTGCTCTGCGATTTATAATAAACCTTTAAAAGAAATTAAAAGTCTCATATCATATTGGGAAAGAATATACGAACATATAGCCTTCATAAAGGAGGGGCATATGCTGCAAAGTACTTTAAAGAACTTTACAGTGTAGGCCTTCGTATATCAGTATCAAATGATTATGAGGCTCTTAAATTCCATAAGGTAAATTCGAAAGGGGATCCAATTATATTTGGTCCTATCTTGGATTTACTTTATGGTTCTTATAAAGATAGAAGATTAGCTCTTCAAATTCTACAAACTTTTCAGCTTATAGAATTTTGGGACTACTCATCTATTGATTATAATAGCATTGAGAACCCTCCATACGTTCAGGGACGCATGACCAAAAATGGTTTCGTCTCAGGTACGTACTTCGAATTAGCTTACAAAAAAGTTACTTCAGAGGAACCAGACGTGGTTCCTGCAGGATTCGACTTTGAAAAGTGGATATCATGCTTTAGAAGAGCTCTAGTAATAAGCTTTCCGAAGGTAGAGAAGTGGAGAAGAAATAGGGACCTCGAAACGAACTCGGACCTTCATATATCAGCTAAGACAGGACCAAATGGACCTGCTCTAGGTTGTGCGGTCTTAGACCACGCAGCTTTGAATGATGACGAAACTCCAGTTGGGTCTCAGTTACTAGAAGCTATTAAGCAAGCTAGTGACCAGACTAACAACTCGAAGTTAGACAAAATCTTAGAAGAGTTTGAAGAAGAGGACTATAGTTATGAAAGTACCAAAGATAAAGAAAAGGAACCTTGCCACTCGAGAATTTCTATTAAGAAAGAATCGGGAGGTAAATTGCGAAAATTTGCAATTTGTGATTTCTTTTCACAATCAGCTCTTAAAGGTTTTCATGACCAACTATATAGTTGGTTAAAAGACCAAAAAGAGGATGGTACTCAAGACCAAGACTCCTTATCCGAAAAAGTATCA